CTGCATGTTGTTAAAAAGCAGGCGACTTGCTGTCCGCCGCTGGCTAACTTCGCTCAGCTGTCGATGTTTCGTTTCGATGGGATAACAATAGCTAAAGCGATTATTTGAGTCAATCGCCAAAACGATATTTATCATCGCTAAAGTAATAATTGATTGAATGTTAAAGTGATATTTTTTTATTTGCTAGAGAAAAAAGTGATAAAAAATAGGACTTGATCTGGAGGGGGAAGGGGATGGTGTTATGGGGGCAATAAAAAACCCGCCTAAGCGGGTTATGCGAATCGTTTGTAGTCGATGGACTGCCTGAGAAGCACCTTGGCCATCACGTAGAAAGCGTCTTCGTCCTCAGGTTCGACGTACCATTTTTCGTATATAGGGTTGTCGGAAATTACTGCCAGGCGGTCGCGTTGCATCTGCAGGCGCTTAACGTGCAGAGTCTTCCCGAAGACAAAGACGTATACCCCATCTCCATCAAAATGTGTAACGCCGGTATCAACGAAGATCTGATCACCTGGGGAAATAGTGCCGTCCATGCTGTCGCCATTTACTGTGATCACTTTGACATGCGTAGCTGGTCGGTTACCGAATAAGGCTCGCGCCTGCTCAGTCGTATATTCGATAGCTCGGATAGTTTCAACGAAATCGCTGGTAACAATGCTTCCCGGTCCAGCGCTGGCTTTAACGTCGAGTACATCCACGCGATAAATCCCATTCAGTGACGGCTTTACCTGATATAGCGCAGCCGGTTCTCTTGTGCCACTGGAAGCCATTTCACCCTCACCAGTAGACAGCCACTCCGGACGCACACCAAGAACGGAGGCAATCTCCACGGTCTTACGTGAGCCGTTTGCATCCTTCAGTAGCTTATTGACGCTGGACTGAGCCATGCCGACATCTTTGGCTAATCGGCCCTGTGTATATCCAGCATTTTTCATTGCCTGCGCCAAGCGCTCTGAGAATCCCATATCCACCTCTGTAAATGACTCCTTTAACTCTATCGCCCAAGCGATTAATTAGCAAAAAATCGCCTATGCGATTGACATTCGTTAAAGTGATAACCATAATCGCTTTGAACTGATAGCTGAGGTGATTATGAAGACCCCAACAGTAGAGAAAAACTCCGCAGTCGAAAAAGCGATCGCCATCGCTGGCAGCCAGAAAGAGCTAGCCAAACGTTGCGGCAAAGCCCAGTCAACAATCTGTGACTGGCTGAATGGCAAGAAACGCATTTCCCCGGTTCACGTTCCTGAACTGGTGAAAGCGGTTGGTGGCGAGATAAAGGCATATGAATTCCGCCCGGATCTGCCATCCATCTTTCCACATCCAGATAACCATGCTGCCTGACCGGCGGCAATAACCAATTAATTCAGAGGAAGTATCGCAAATGGAAACATTAACGACACGCAACAAAGCGGAGGCACGACGAATTGAGAGTTGGGTGCAGCGTCAAATCGCTGATCTGGGTACCGCCCGGATAGCCGAAGTAGCTGGCATCAACAAATCCACAGTCAGCCGGTGGCGGGAGAACCTGGTCCCGAACATGTCTCTGCTGCTGGCCATCCTGATTTCGAACAGGGATGGAGAGAAGGGGGATTTTGAAGCATGAACGTAGAAAGGGGAAAAGCCGCGGTGCTGGAACACCAACGGCTTTCAAGTTGAATTAACTGGATCAATTCACAGGAGCAATTATGGCAAACACTGCCGAAGTAATCAATTTCCCTGTGCCTGACGTGGCACCTAAGGAGCCGCGCGTGGCAGATCTTGATGATGGCTATACGCGCATCGCCAATGAACTTCTGGAGGCTGTCATGCTGGCTGGATTGTCTCAGCATCAGCTGCTGGTCTTCATGGCTGTAATGCGTAAAACATACGGTTTCAACAAAAAAGCTGACTGGGTTAGTAACGATCAGTTATCTGCCCTTACCGGCATTCTTCCGCACAAATGCTCTGCTGCTAAAAGCTCGTTAGTGAAGCGTGGAGTATTCACCCAAATCGGACGTTCTGTCGGCATTAACAAAACGGTTAGTGAATGGGTGAAATTACCCAAAACAGGTAATGAAAATAAACGTTACCTGAAAGAGGTAAATTTACCTGAATCAGGTAAGGAATGTTTACCCGAATCAGGTAACGACACTTACCCAAATCAGGTAAACACAAAAGACAAACATACAAAAGACAATAAAGACAATATTAATAAACCCCCTAAATCCCCCAAACCGGTTCCGTTCGATCCGGCTGGTGTCGAGCTTCCTGAATGGCTGTCAGTTTCAGTCTGGAAGTCATGGGTCGATTATCGTCGCGACCTGAAGAAACCGATTAAGTCTCAGCAGACGGTAACCCAGGCCATCAACCTGCTTGAGCGTTGCAAGTGCAGCGGATATCAGCCTGAAGAAATCATCAACCAGAGCATTGCGAACGGCTGGCAGGGATTGTTTGAACCGAAAGGCATCAAGCAGCCAGCCCGCAATCAGACTCGCGTATCCGAGAACTTCGCTGGCAAGGACTATGGCCAGACTGAAATCCCGTCATGGGCGAGGGACTGAGTATGGAGCTGCTCGAAAAAATCGACGCTATCGAAAAAATGCTGGAAGTTCTCGGCAGGCCGCCAGAGCAACTCCCTAACTGCGAGACCGTCTTCGAAACGGTGCTTTGCGAGAAACACGGCGAATACGAACAGCGTAAACGCGTGCTTACCAGCAGCCTGATCAAGCTGCCGTCGCCGCCGACTCGTTGTCCGGGCTGCCTTCGCGATGAGCTGAGCTTCCTGTATGACGAGAAAAAGCGTTGGGAAGACCGCACTCGCCAGCAGAACATCGATCGCCTGCTGCGTCAGCTCGAAATCCCTGAGCGCTTTGTGACGTGCACGCTGGAAAACTATCAGCCGGTTGGCAAGGAGTCAGAACGTGCGCTGCGGGTTTGTCAGGCGTATGCCGCGAAGTGGCCCGAGCGGCTGAAGCAGGGAGGTGGTCTGGTGATGTGCGGCAAGCCGGGAACCGGTAAAAACCACCTTGCCCTGGCGATCGCCCGTGATGTCATCGAGAAACACCAGAGCCCGGTAATTTTTACCACCGCGCTGAAGATTGCCCGTGAGTTCAAATCAACGTGGTCGAAAACTGCGACGCGCAGCGAGAACGACGTGATTGCGCACTTCACCACTCCGGACCTTTTGATCATCGACGAGGTTGGCGTCCAGTTCGGCAGCGAGGCCGAGAAGCTGATCATGTTCGAAATCATCAACACCCGGTACGAGCGGATGAAGCCGACCATCCTGATCAGCAACCAGACCAAAGAAGAGTTGGCAGCGTTCGTGAGTGAGCGTGTTATTGACCGCATGAGCGACGGCGGCGGGTGCACGCTGTCATTCACCTGGGATTCTTACCGTTCCAAGGGGGCAGCATGACCATAACAATCCGTGAGCAGGTGCTGGCGGCCCTGCGCAATAACCCAGGGCTGAATAGTGCTCGTATTGCCAGCATGATCGGCATGACCACAAAAAAGATTTCCGGCCCGTTAAGCACGCTGCTGGCAGACGGCCTGATCGAGTTCGAAGGCAAGCACGGACAGCGGCTTTATCGGCTGACCGATTACGGCATGAAATACGCACCAGAAACAATCCCGGCTATGCCGAAGGGAAATTCGAAGCTGGTGCAGCGTACAGAGGCAAACGTGATCTGCCAGGAGTGCCGCAACAGCGCGGCGATGAGAAGGGTATTGATGGTTTGGGGGAGGGTAGGGGTATGAAAATCGAAGATATCAAAAACGTTGCGGTGTTCTTCAATATGAACGGCAAGACAGTAGCGTTACGAATGGATGCTGAGCAGAAGCGGATCGTCGCATTAATGGCGCTTAACACGGCTGATGCTCGGGCAGAACTGATTGAAGTGCCGCACATGACTTTACCAGCAGACCCAGCCATGGAGGAGGCCGCCCAATGAGCAACATCGACAAACGCGCATTACGTGAAGCGGCGGCGAACGCAAAAATCGCTGGAGAGGCGCCAGTTATGCCGTTCGACCAGCGAATCACTGCACTGAACGACTTTCTGAAACATTGTACCCCTGAAACCGTGCTGGTGCTGCTGGATGAGATTGCTGAACTTGAGCAACGACATTGCGGAACAGCATTGCTTGAGCGAGAA